GGAGATTTGCATCTCCGAGGAAACTCTAGTTACAGAATAACTAGAAAACCCTTGTGGTTTTCAAGGCGAACCTTGATGGGACTGGTGAGTACCGTACTTTCGTACGGGGATTCTCGCTCAGACTCCCGGATTTGTTTGTCATTCTAGCAATCGAAGATCAGAATACATACCAGTGTATTCCAGATCGGTTGCGAGCGCTAGTGACTTCTGACCTGCCGTCCCCAATAGGGAACAGCGGAGTTGGGACGTCACATCGCTATTCTTTTAGGCTTTTAAACAACTACCTTCTGTATATCTATTGATTTACAGAGGAAGCAGCCCTGAGATTCGGATCTTAGTGTGAGTTATGTCGTACAGGGAGGGATCTATACCTCCTAAACGGTACTTCTACTACTTCACTTTGATCTAAATCTCGAGCTAGTTTTCCAGCCGAAAGGCTCTGAAATAAAAGACTATTTATATATGAAATATACAAAATTTGTCTCAATATTAAAGAGCTTCAAAGATAGTAATGTGTCGGAACCAATGGTTTCGCTAGGTAATTCACACGAATTACCAGCACTGGTAAGAGGTTTAGGATGGCGTATTGTATACGCTGTCTTTCCTCGAACAGTGAAGGTAACACGGCGCCTTAAACAGCTCCAAATGTTTACCAAGTACATATTGGTCATGTCCAAAAGACATGGTCCTAGTACTACGGTTAAATATTTGAAGAGTTCTACTCTAGCTATCCAAAAGTATATAGCTGGTAGCGCAATATCTTCTCTTAGAGAGATAGAGCCTACCTTGATGTTACCTCGTTTGGCCAACGGTCTTCCTAGGTTTATACCGATTGAAGATCGAAGGTCGATACGTAGGGGGAACTCTGAAGTAATTCAATGATGGTTAACATTGTTTTCCATTTATCGAATTATCAAGATCCCTGGTACTCTTAAATTAAGCACCATAACATCGGAGACAACTGCCTCTGAATATGGTCTTCAAATGGGATCCAATAAGCTTTCCTATGTTGTAGGGAAGTTTATGGACCGGTTTGATTTCCGTATTTTCGAGAAGGAAGTCTGGCTATTGCCGATAGAGAAAGCATCACCTCACATGTCTGTGAGTTGGGGTTCATGGTTTGTAACTCCTTTAATTCTTCGGACTCACTTTCCTCAAATGTTCTCATATTTTAATGAGTACATGGGGGAACAGTGGAGTTTCGCTAGATTTAAAGCTTACTTTAACATGTGCTCTGAATTGCAAGTGGATTCTATCCCGCCAGCTCTCCCTTTAGGAAAGCTGTCGACGAAAGAAGAAGCTGCAGGGAAAGTTAGAGTTTTTGCAATGGTAGACATTTGAACTCAGTCAATGTTAAAACCGTTGCATGACTTTATTTTCGCATTCCTTAAGAAATTACCGAACGATGGAACCTTTGACCAAGGTCTCTCAGTAGAGAGAGCCAAAGAAAAAGCCCTCCGTTTTGGGAAATCTTTTGGGTACGATCTTTCCGCTGCGACTGATAGATTACCTATATCCGTTCAAATTTCTGTTCTAGGAACCCTTATCGGGTACCAAAAAGCGGAATTATGAGCTAAGATATTGGTGGACCGAGATTACGTCTTGAAGCACGATGAATACCTTGGAAAAGGTATTTCAAAATCTTTAAGATATAAAGTAGGTCAACCTATGGGTGCTCTATCGTCATGAGGTATGCTGGCTCTTACTCATCATATGATCGTTCAGGCTTGCTATAGGGAGGTTTACCCTACGGCACCGTTCGATTGATATAGTGAATATGAGCTACTAGGAGATGATATAGTCCTATTCGATGAAAAGGTAGCTTCTTCTTATCTTCAGTTTATGAGTATGCTCGGTGTTGATATTAATTTATCAAAATCGGTCATCTCTAATAACGGAAGCTTTGAATTTGCTAAAGTTTCATCTTATAAGGGCGAGACAGTTTCGGCGATACCCTGAAAGATGTTCATTTCTCAAAGAACTCGTATGGGTAGGGTAAATATTTTACTCTACTTATTGAGAACCAAGAGGATTGCTCATCCTATCAGGTATATTAAGAACCTGTCATTGTTCCGGCCTGGTATGCAAGGTGATTATGGGTTTACATTAATCGCTCTGCTTACTATGCTGGTAACTTCATCTAAAAGCAAGGGATTATCTTGAGAAGAATTACTTAGGACGCTTGGATCTGCATCCATAGCATCTAATAATTATATCAAGAACATCCTGAACTCCCAGAATATAACTTACTTAGAGTATTTAATCACGTGCCTTTTACATAATAAAGGTGCGGACGAGATCGTTCTAAGTAAGAAGCCGCTAGTTGATATGTCCTTTACTATGGATCATCCTTTCCAAAAGATTTCAGTTGCCAATTACCTTCTTACTCAGAAGGGAAAAGTAACTCAATTCCAAGGGAGGGACTCTTTAGTAGAGGAAATCCTGGAAACTTTCCTTCCGGCGCTTCCAAAAGAGGCAAGGAAATTACAATGGCCTATGGGAAGAATTTCCCAAAGTCTTGTATGACCTCAGCGTCTCTATCAAAGTATTTATTGAACCGTGGATCATTGATTCCATGGTTACAATGAACTCTGAGATAAGATAAAGCCGGGTATTGCACATCTTCCTATTGAGGAACTTCTCCAAATGAAGGAGAAGTGGGATTCCTTTAGCGAGCGTCAAAAACTCGTTAAGAGATTCCGCCTCAAAGTAGATGGTGGTACAGATACCAAACTTCAAAGAACCGAGTCCTTAAAAGCATTACAATTTCTTGTATCTGCTAATAAAGATCGTCCTCTTTGAACGTATGATATCGAAAGGATGTCACATCTTAGATACATGAGGATATCCAAATATTCCTTCATGGATCGATAGGTGGGCATGGAAAACCTGTAAAGGCGCTACGTTGCGTAGCGATCCCTGGGCATGGTTTTATTTATTGCATTTATTGCAATATTATAAATTCCACACAGCTCGTCGGATATTGCTATCTTTGGAG